CGTTGTTGCTACGGATTTTGCGGATGTACGCATTGCCCAGGAGCTTGTAATCAGTGATGACCCACGACCAGAACACGCTGGGCGGCACGCCCGGCTGCGGTTGCATCAGGATGTCGTACACCGGGTGCTCGGGTATCAACTCCGACTGGCCGTTGCCGACGTACCGCATGACCTGCGGCTGACCCTGCGCCCAGTTCCGAATGTACCAATCGAGCGCCACGGCGACGACGCTGTTGAGACCGAGGTCGCCCGCCTCGCGCGCCCAGTCGCGATGCGATCCTGGAAGACGGCGCGTCAGAAACGAAACGAGCTGGCCCGACCCGGTGCCGATGGCGGTGTTGGACCGTGACGCAAGCGGTGGCGGCAACGGCTCGTTGCGCCGAGCCGCCGCCTTGATGGCCGCGTTTAATGCGTCGAATATGCCCAAACCCACCTCCAGATACGGAAAAGCCCCGCGTCGACCGAAATCGGCGCGAGGCCCAGAGACCGCAATGACAACGCGATGATACCGCGCCAGTGATTGCGACGTCAACGATGAGTGATTTGTTCGCCCGCCGGCAAAAAAATGACCCGGTCAGACCTACCGGGTCGAATGGCGTTCAGAATCAAATCATTGTACCCGCACCCGGCGTACCGTGCGACATATCGAGCATCGCCAGCGCCCGCCGTCGCGTTTGCCGAATCGTGCCATCGGCCTGATGCAGGTCGGGCAGATCGGGCGCTCGTCCGTCGCCATCTCGACAACCAAACCCCAAACGTCGAAAAACCAATTCTGCCGACAGCGCTGATCGCAAAACCATTGGCGCTCGGCGGCGTCGCGAGCCATCTCTGCGTCCCAGTCGTCGACGCGATACAGCGGCGTGTTGCATTGCCGGCATCGCTGGTGTGTGTCCGTGATTGTCATACTGCCTCCGACCGTTGGTTGGTCAGACGGCCGAGAAACTCCTGCGCCGGTCGAGCATCGACCATGCGTACGATGTGGCGTCGACTGCGTCGTCGTGCCGGCCGACGGGAAACGACAATACCTCATCGACGTACCAGGCTGGCAGGTCGGTCGCGTGATTGACCAAACCCTGCTCGTATCGTGCCTCCAGCGGGCCGTATCTGGTGACCTTGTCGCGATCTGGCCTGATGCCGCGCACGGGCAATCTAGTGCGTCGCAGGAGCTCCTGCACAACCGCCGCCTGGTACTGCACCTGCTCGATGCCGATCGCCGATGGTTGCCATTTGTCGGCCATCTGCTCGACGAAACGCAGGACGCCATCGAATGGTGCGCGGATGCGGGCGGCGTCGCGTATCCAGACGTTGCCGTCGTCGCTGCGGGACAGCGCCACACAGGCCGTCCAGTCGGCCTCGGCCTTGGTGCTGATCGCGAGGTCGACGCCCACGACGACCGGCAGACCGTCCGGTGCGTCGCGGGTGCGGAGCCACTCGCGTTTGATGCGAGCGCCGGCGGCGTCCACAAACTCGGCGAGGTATTCCTGGCGAAACGCAATGCTGGGCATCGAATCGCGGGCGGCCTCGATCTCGAGCCCGGGTATGTACGGGTTGCTCGACGTCGGCATCTGCCATCGCGCCCAGTCGCCGCCGTCTGCGGCGAGGTCCCACAAAACCTTGAAATAGTTGCCGCCCTTTGGTGTGCTCAGAAAAAACGCATCGCCGGCCCAGTCGGTGAGTGTCGGCCTGATCGCCTCGGTCCATGCCATCTCGAGGTGCCGTGCCATCGCGGCCTCGTCGATGACGACCCGCTTGTATTTGCGCCCGCGGGCGACGGTGCTTGGATCGTCGAGCGTCCAGTAATCGATCGCCGCGCCGGTGATCAGCTCGATGCGCGGTGCCGGCGTCTGCACCGCCCGGGTGACGACCGGCTGGTAGATGCGCCGATGATCGTTGTACGCCTCCTCGAGGAGGCGGTACGTCGGCGCAAACCATGCGACCGATTTGCCCTCGCGCAACACCGGATCGGCGAGCAGATTGCCACCGAGTGTGGTTTTCCCGAATCGACGGCCACAGGCCACGACATTCCAGCGCCGGGCCTCGTCCAGGATGATGCGCTGGGACCGATGCGGTCTCGGCAACGTGAGCGTGATGTCAGCCATCAGCGTCTGGTTGCGCCGGCTCGTCCGCGTATTGGACGATCACGCGCACCGCGCCGCCATCGGCACCAGTCTGCTCCTGACGCGCGGACCAGTCCTGTTTGAGTTTGCGCTCCAGCCACCACGCCGCAGCTTGCCATGTATCGACCGATGCCAATCGCACTCGCTCGACCATCGCCAGCTCGGCATCCGACTCTGCTTGTTTTACGGCGTCAGAAAAAGCAGGATAGCGGCGCAGCCACTGGTGGAATGTCTCGACCTCGATGCCGCCCGCCCACGCCGCGGCCCGGCGCGTGTTACCGCCCCGCAGCGTTTCGACGATTCGCTGCACGCGCTCTGGGTTGTATTTGGTTGGTCTGGGCATCGTTCACCTCATTCTGCCTCGCGTCATCATCAGACGCGGGTTCGTCGGTTATGGTTTCGGGTTTAGCCTGGTCGAGCGCCCGGCCGTACAGCCATCCCTCGCGCAGCGTCCAGATTGCATCGCATCGACAGATGACTGTCGTCGGTTTGCAGTACAGCGTATCGCCGGCGCGGCGGACGACCAGATACGGCCCGGTGTCGTTGACGATGTCGCCGTGTATGCGTTCGCAGCGCGGGCATCGCAGGTAGTTGCTCATACGCGCTCGTCCTCCTCATCGTCGCACGGGTTGAGGAAATCATCCTGCTGGTACAGCGACGCGGCGGCCAGCATGCCCATCGCCAGGATGTGGTCGGCCGTCGAGCAGTACCGCGTCTGGGACGTCCGCGAAATCGGGTCGGTTGTGTGCAGGACGGTGTAACAGACAATGCCGTGCTGGGACGCCTCGCGCATCAGATCGAGCATCCGCTCGCTGAAATCATCAATGCTGCCGATGCACGTTTCGTCGGTCACTGCGGTGTCTCGTCGAGCGTCACGGCGTCATATCGCACAGAGTATGGCGCGGCGCCGGCGAGATCGAGAGGCACAATGATTGCGTATTCAGTGCCCCAGTGCTGTGCAATGGCCAATATGGCGACACGGAGCTCGACACCGCGAGCAGTGCGGTATCGTCCGTATCGTCCGACATCAGGATGCTGTGCGTGTTGCTCCGCGCGTTGCAATTCGTACCGGAGCGCCTCGCACTTGCTCGACAGTGCGTTGTGCGAAATGCGCTGGGCATTGAGCTGCAGGTCTCGATCCTGGACATCATGTCGCAGGTTCGCGATGGTCTCGGCGACGCGCTGGTCGTCGATCTCGAGCCGGCGTCGCCCAATGCCGTATCCAAACGTGAGGCCGACGGCAACGCCGCCGACCCACAACAACGCATCGATCATTTGCTGGTCTCCTGGTGCGATTGTAGCGCGATCATATACTGAGCATGATTTGCTCAAATTGAGCAAACGGCATTTTGTATTTGGCGCGACGTTCTGGATGATCGCGCACCGTGAGTTTGGTGCAGTGTTGGTATGGCGCCAGATATACGGTCTCGCACGGGAATGTCGCGCCAGGATATGTCAGCACCCAACATCCGAGCCACTGCCACCCGATCGCCGGCAGACCAACGCGCAATGCCTGATCGAGCGTTTTGTATGTTTCCCATTGCCCGCCCGGTATTGACGCCATATTGCATTTGGCCTCAATGACAATCATGCGTTTCGTGCGGTAATTCCGAATCATCCAGTCGATGTCCTGGACGGTATGTGCCTGTTCAGCGCCGGCGGGAAATGCGTTGCGCATCCATTGGGACACATCGGTATTGCGTTCGCCATGCCAAAACTCCTGACGGCGTCCGGTGATGTCGACGTTGACATCACCAGCACCGCGTCCCATGAGATCGTTGATCGTCATCGCGCAGCTCTCCTGCGGTTGATCTCGGCCATGACAGCCGATGCGCCGTCCTCGGCGTTGACGCGCCTGTGGCGGGCCTCTGCGGCCCGTGCGCGGGTATGCTCGACGTCGGTCTGCCGGCGGGTCGCCGCGAATCGGTCGGCCTGTATGCGGTGGATCGTCTGCCGGGCCATCTCATCGCCCATATGCAGGAGACAGTTGACGATGATGCGATCCTCGTCGGCATTGCCGCGCGACGGGAATTCGTCGATCCACGACGGCATCGTCGTCGGTTTGGGTGCGGCCGGCATACCGAGCAGACCATCACCGCCGGCGGCCAGAGCGCGGACGGTGTATTCGGCTGGCGCGGTTATTGCCCGGCGTTGCTCGGCGACGTTGCCCTCGACGATCTGGGCATCTGGCACGACCATGCCGAGACGCTCAGCCTCTGCGACGATCTGCACCATTTTGGGTCGGTACTGCTGGGCGCGAACCCAGAGCAGCAGGTTGGGTGCTCCGTTTGTCCAGAGCGGTTTGCCGACGCCCCAGACCATGCCTGGCTCCCAGTGCGCGATGCGGTGTCCCGATCGTCCGTGCCGTTTGATCCTGGTCATCAGCTGGCGCACCAGCTCCGCATCGAGGTCGTCGATCTCGCCACCCGGGTGCCGGCCGATCTCGGCGAGCAACGCCTGATGGTACGCGCGGTAGCTCGCGCTGATGTATGTCGCCTCGTCCTGTGTCATTGGGTCTCTCCTGTGTTGATTTGTTTCGCCTCGCGGTCACGGTACCACTGGTTGATCCGCTCGAGCTCGGCATCGTCCTCGGCGTCGTACAACGATTTGGACAACTCGACCGCGCGCCGTGCCCGTGCCTCGGGCTCCGACTCGCGACGCTGTGATTGGTGCCTCGCCGGCGCATCGAGCAGCCAATCCATCGACTGGTTGTTGGTTGAGCGTGGTGCACTCAACGGTGCCGTTTTTGGTGCACGACTATATCTACTACCTAGGTTATCTATCTTGGGATCTACTAACGGTTCCTCTTTAGGTTCTGCTACCCGTTTTTGGGTACCTTTCAGGTCCGTTTTTGGTAGGGTTTCATGTCCAAAAACGGTAGGGTTCCGATTTTGGTAGGGTTCCGTTTTTGGTAGGGTTTCGGCGTCGACATTGAGCCCCCAGACGCGGATGTTCTGGGTTTGCCCGCGACGTCGACCTGTGTCGAATATGAGCCCGTTGGATTCCATCTCGTTGAGCGCCAGACGCACAGTTTTGGCGTTCAGCTCGGTAATCCTGGATATCGTCTCGACGGACGGATACGCCTCGTTCTGCTCGTTGGCATAGTTCGCCAGGCACAGCAGGACGGCCTTGCGTGATGCCGAACCGGTGACGGTACGGCCGGCCCAGTTGAGGGCGGTTATGCTCATCGTGTGCCTCCGCTCATGGGATGTACCCGCCGGGGATCAGCCGGCGGGCCCGCGCTGTGGCGGTATCCGATGAGCAGTCTATTTTACCCGGTACGCGACCGCCGTGTCCGGTGTTCTGGTCGGGCTGGTCGATGTCGCAGGATGGCGCAGACCACGCAGATGGTCGATGCGCTGGTCGATCTCGGCGATCTGGGCCTCGATGCGCGCGCGCTCGTTGAGCAGCCAGTCCAGCATCCGTTGTCGTTCTGTCTCGGTCATTGTGTTGCTCCCAATATGTCGGGAATCCCGACTGGTTGAAAATGAAACCGGGCCGCCCTTGCGTACAGGGCGGCCCTTGCGCCGGTGCGGCCCTACAGCTCGCACACCGGCATCTGGGCAACGCTGGAAACAGGTGACGAAACCAGCATTGCCCATACCTGCGATCAGTCGTCCTCGAACGGATCGGCGATGGTGAACTCGGCGCTGGTGTCGGCGGTGGCGCTCACGACCTCGGCCTCGAGCACCAGCCCGTTGTCGTCGGCCGGCGCAGGTACCGGATCGATGTCGCCGGTCTCGACCAGCGCATCCTGCGCGAGCGCCCAGTGCTCGGGCTCGGCGGCGTCGAATCCGTCGACCAGTTTGGACGCCAGCACAACCATTTTGGATTTGCTGGGTTTGCCGTTTGCGCCGGCGATCTCCCAGCCGCGATCCATCGCATCGGTCGCGAAATCCTGCATCGCCAGCGTGAGCAGTTTTTTGGGATCGACGACGACGGCCTCGACCACGACGGGCTCGGGCGACGGCAACGCCGCAACAGGCTCGGAATCGCGCGAGATTGACCGTACAGCGGTTTTTGACGCCGGCGCGGGAGAATCTGCCATCGGCTCCATGTTCATCGCCTCCTCGGGCGTGTACAGGCCGTTGGTCGCGCCGGGCAGGATGGATCGCACACCCTCGCTCACACACCGGGCGTGCAACATCTGGCGCGGGTACTGCGACCAGATGTCCTTGCCGGTCAATTTCGCCTTGCGTGCCATCTCGATCGTCCAGCTGACCGTGACCGAGCCGCCTTGCGGATGCGAAAACGTCGCACTGGCCTCGGTGTCGTCGCGTTTGATCCACTCGACCCGGCCGCCCATGCGCACGAATTCGCCCAGCATCGCATCGGCACGCATCACCGGCCGGCCCTGCACGATGTGGTAGCGCTCGACCGCGGTCATCGGGTCGAGGCCCTTGGCCCGGCAGAGGAGCATCATCGCCGCCGCGGATTCGCGGTTCTTGAACGCCGGGAACAAACCGGATTTGACGATGACGTCTGCCATCGTCATGACGTCGGGCACCGACACCGGTGCCGCCACAACCAAATCAGTCATTGTTGTTCTCCTGTGTGCTCATTGAGCACGGTGTAGTGTACCAGAAACTGGTGCACGGTGTCACAATTGTTGGATCACCGCGTCGATCTGGGCGCTCTGATGACCATGCCGGGCCTCGGCCTGGACAACGACGCCGAGTGCGTCGCGCAACGACCGCACGATCACGACGGTGCCGGCGTCGACCAGTCGCTTTTGCTCAGGACGGATCGCACCGCCCGGCCGTTTGACCTCGATCCCGACCCAGTCGCCCGACCAGCGTGTGCTGGTCACCATCAGGTCCGGTGCGCCCGGCGTGTTGCCCTGCCAGCCGATGGCCGGCGTCGATGCTCCGCAGCGTTTGCACGGGACCATCCTACGCGTCCTGCCGATCTCGATCACGGTGTATCCCAGCATGGTGAGGATGTTGACGATGCTGGTCTGGATCGTCGATTCCAGCGGCGCTTTTGTCGGCATTATTCGACCTCCTGCACATATCGGCGTCGCAACCAATGGGCGGTGTATTTGGCGACCCAGCGCCATTCGTCGGGACACATCGTGTGAATCGCGACACTGGTGCCATTGATGCGCATGATCGGGACGCTGTGTTTTGGCGGCGTAATGCCCGGGCGCTCGTCACGCACCGCCCATGTTTTGTATCGCCACGGCCGATCCGGTCGATCGGGACCGTCGCATTTGCGACCATCGAGTGGTACCAGATACACGATGATCGAGCTCGGCATCTGATCGAGGTATGACTCGCACCGGTAGTACGTCCATTTGAGACGGCTGCGGTTGTTGCATTGTCTGCGATCGACCTCTGGTGGCATCTGCTGTCGGTATTGCCGGTGTCGCTCGAGCAGTTTTTCACGACCGACCATATCCACATATTGTCGTTTTTTGTACTCGCTCTGATACTGCCGGTAACACGACCTGCACATGGTCGTCAGCACGAATCCCGCGGGCATCGTCCTGATCGGGCGTTGGTATTCGCTGAACGGCCAAATCTCACCGCATCGTTTGCACGGGCGGCTGGTGAATGTTTTGCGACCCATCAGTCGATCACCTCCCAGTCGTTGCCGCGCCACTGGTGACCGCACCAGCGATGATCGTCGTGGCAACGCCGCACCCATGCCGGCGGGCCCGTGATGATCGGCGAGCATCCGCGGTCCTCGAGGTTGGCCGCCCATGTGCACCCGGCGGGCCATACAGCCCGCCTGATGCGCTTGCCGGCGACCAGTGCGCGAAACGCGTCGGCACCACGCAGACCGGTCATTCGACGACCACCCAATCCTTGACCTCGATGTCGCGCCCGTCGACCATCACGACGCGGTCTGTCCGTGGCATGATCATCAGCTGGCCAGTCCTGCTGTCGCAGATCGCCGCGCCGTCGTCGAGGTCGCCGCGTTTTTGCCGGTGGATCATGCGCCAGTGCGACGGCCACGATGCCCTGCGCACCGTGAATCCGCGCACCGCCAGGATTTTGGCCGCGCCGTACGGCAGATGCTCGAGCTCGGCCCGCGTGTCGTAATCGGCCAAACACCAGTCGGTCGCATCGCAGATCGCATAATCGCGTCTATCGTCGATGTTGGTTTTGCCCTCGGCCATGCGGCG